TACCAATATGATAAGTACCAATAGACTTATTATTAAGAGCCCAAGCCCTTGCAATATGGTCTTTATTAGCATTATAAAGAATGATATGATAATGCGGGCGTTTTTTGTTGCTGCCATATTCTCCAACTGCGTAATACTTAAGTTTTTCATCTGATAATTTTCTTAATCGTTTAAAAAATTTTTGAAGGTCTTTTAAATCTAAAGACATATATCCATTCGATGTTATTGGAACATATTGTGTATCATAAGTTAATGTTATAAAGAGAGCGGATAAACTCCGCTCTCCTTCTTTAACTAATCTAAAAGACCAACCTGAAGTTCGTCTTTTTTTACATGGGGGGCATTTTCCACAAGGAAATGGTATATGTTCTCCTTTTGTTTTTTCTTTCTTATAGAAAGGAGTTATACACCTACTACTCATGGTTAAAACATTGGTGTTCCGAATTTAGGCATAGGTCTGACCGCTTTAATTTTATTTAAAACATGACAATATAAACTATCAGTTGCTTCAGAACCTGGTCCTTCTAATACTGCAAATATCCTTTTTGTTGGTGTACAAGATACAAATTCTCCACTTAATGCAGGTGCTGTTTCAAATTTTCTACCTAAATGCCAATAATCTAAAGTATCTCTAAATTCACCGGCTACTCTTGATGGCATATATTTATATTCTGCATATCGTGGTACATAACCAAATGTTTCTTCTGAATTTGCAGTATATGCATATATTTCATTGTTTGTAACTGCTTGTTCACCTATATGTGCAAATGATGGCCAGAAATAATCTAAATTATCATTTTTAAGAAATGTTTTAGGTATACCTTGTTGATAACATGTTTTAGGCATTACTGACATTACTCCAATAATATATCCATGTTCTTCACAATAATATGAACCTGAACGACCTGATGTTACTGAAATACCATGTCCTGCCATGTTACCTTGAGCTAATCCGCCATCTTGTCCTGTTGTATTTACTATTTCACTAATTACTACAGGTGATTTTACTCCTGTAATATATTCAGGTCTTTGTAAACGTTTATCTGATGATTTAACACCAAAATGTGTTAAAATACTTTCTATATAACGAGTACCACCACGGGCGTTTTTCTCTAACCATTCTTGTAATCTAAATGCACGTCTTAAATCGTTAATAGTAGTTGGTTCTACTTCTGCATTTTGCTGAGGTACATATAATCCATTTGATAATGGTGAAGGTACTCCTCCATCTACATCATATGTTCCTGATACTGCTGTTACATCAGGTGAACCTGCTGAATTTTTACCAGCTACTTTTGTCCAAGGTGTTGTAATAGTACCTAAAGGAATATCTACTGCTGCACCTTTTTGAGCAAAAGGTAATGATGCGGTAAAATAGTCATGTTCCCATGCTCTTTTACGTAAAGTTGTTAACTCAACACCACGAGTTATTGTTGGAACATTATTACCATCTGTTAATTTATAATTTACAGGTGTAATTAAATTTTGATCTCTGTAATATTCATTATAAATACATTGATATGCAGCAAAAGGTAATGCATTAATTTGTGTAGATGTACTTAAATTCGGAGGAGGTGGTACACCTAAATAATCTGCTGTTTTTTGAGCAGTAAGATAATCTCCTGATAATCTACTTTCAAAAATTTGTGAAGGTAGATATGGCATTACTAATTCTGAATCATTACCTGTAATAAATTGTTCCCAATTAGACCATAAAATTCTATTTGGAACAAAGAAATAATGCATACTTACATCCATTCTGTGCATAACAGGTGCTATCATAGGTGCAAACCTAATAAGGCTTTCGCATCCTAAATCAAATTTATCACCCGGAACACATTCCAATGTTAAAATTGGAGTTAAATTGCCCATGTCTGCTGATAACTTTACGTCATGGGTAAGGTCAAAGACATTCTTTTTTGGTCTTTGCAGCTTAATCGAATTAAATAAATTCGGCTTCATAATGTTTTGTTTTTAATGTTTTTAAATAAGGGGCGACTAACCCCTATATGTTATAGTCTAATTCCGCCACGAGATACATAGTAGCTGCGGCTTACTTTACGCTTGCCATAACCGCGCTTTCTAGATGAGCGGCGATATGAGTTTCGTCTTCGCATTTTTTTGTTTTTAGTTTGTGATTAAAATATTTAAATAGTGCTTGTTCTACATATTTTTTTAATAACTCTTTTTCTGAATTGTCTGCTGTATTATAAAGTTTTATTAACCTTAGTATTTGGTCTTGTGTATATAATCTCATTATTGAGGTTTTTTTGGTACATATTGAGGTTTAGAAGGTGTTGATTTGCCCATATACATTAATGCAGCTTTTCCTAAAAATTCCATAATTTTACCTCCTACACTACTACCTAAACCATCTACAATTTCATTTAATTCTTTTCTTACATCTACATCCATTTTTTGCAAATCATTTTCCATTACTTTTCCTTTAATAATTTCATCCATATGCTTTTTTACTAATTCATTAATATCATATTTTTGCATTAATGTAGTATTTAAATAAGCATTATTTGTTGTTAATGCTTTTAATTGACCAGCTAATATATCTGTTCTAATTGGATATACACTTCTTTCTAACCTTTTTAAATTTACTTGTTCTATTAAATTATCATAAGCTGCTTGTGATGTTTGATTTTGAATACCTACTTTTTGTTTCAAATCAGGTAATTGTGCAGCTAAAACTTCGTTTTGCAACTGCTGATTTTGATTCCTTAATTTCATACCTTCTAAATTAAGTTTTTGCACTGCTATGTTATTAGTTTTACCTAATACATCTAATTGAGTTTCATCGATTTTTGGTGCTATTGCATCTGTACTTCGTACTGCTGCTCCTTCGTTTGTTTGTTTATATATAAGGTTCGGGTTCAAACCCGCTTCCTTAAATCTTTGCATTTGTTGTAATGGTGAATTGTAAGCGTTTAACGCTTTTTGGTCTGATAATGCATTTTGTCTGTTTCTATAATTTGTTAACATAGTTAATCCAGTATTTAATACTGATTGACTTGATGGTGCGCCTGCTTTTGCCCAGCTGGCTAGGCTTTTCCATATACTCATATATTCGTTTTTTTTTTTTTTTTTTTGTTTGACACCAATGGCTACCCATTTGGCTTGTTCACTCGATTGTCATCCGCTGCGCTACTTCCGACTCGTTCACCTGCCAAATTTGGCCTTGGTGTCAATAAACACTAATATATCAAGGTATTATTAGTGTTTATTACTGACGCGCTGCGCTTGTCTTAATAAATACGGCCATGCAAGTAAACTTGCACAGCCATATTTCTTTTTAATCGATGTTTTCAACATCTTGTGATTCAATATCTTGAATCTGTTCTTTTGTCAACCTTTGTTCGGTTGTAATTGTTGTGCTCTTTAATCGCTTTTCGATTTCAGCAAGTTCCTGACGAGCAGCTATCTCAAGTTCTTGCCTTTCTGCTAAATCGAGTCTACGAGGGTCTATACCGTCTCCGTCTTCTCCTTCATAAATAGGTTCTTGAGCTCCTCCAAGTGGTTGACCACTTGCGTATCTTTTTAAAATTTCTCTTATTGTTAATGCTTGATCTGGTATTGTTTGCGATGGTTCTGTAAATACCTCATCGTCTTTGAATTCCTTAGCATTAAACATGTTTCTAACTTTCATAAATTGTTGTTTTTTCTTTCTAATTCAGCTAATTTTTCCATTTTTTTAAATGCAAAAATATGTCTTTCAGATATTACTTTTTCCTGTTCAGTAAAACTGCTGAATTCTTCTGATATTTTTAAATCTAATTCTTCGCTAATTTTAACCATATATTTAGCTATTTTATCCTTTTCTTCTTCATTATACATTTTATCCTTATAATATCTAGGCATTGCTATCTTTTTACCATCTTCAATAGGAACATACATACGTTGTTCCAGATTGTTTTTATGCCATTTAATCATGGCTTCGGTAATATAATTACTTCCTAAACCTTTTGACATAACACTAAATTCCTTTTTTCTATCATCATTTTTATGCATAGGAATTTGAGATTTTTTACTCATGTATTTGAGGGTATAACCAATAGAGGCAGCACTAACATTACCAATATGATAAGTACCAATAGACTTATTATTAAGAGCCCAAGCCCTTGCAATATGGTCTTTATTAGCATTATAAAGAATGATATGATAATGCGGGCGTTTTTTGTTGCTGCCATATTCCCCAACTGCATAATATTTAAGTTTTTCATCTGATAATTTTCTTAAACGTTTAAAAAATTTTTGTAAATCTTTTAGATCTAATGTCATATATCCATTCGATGTTATTGGAACGTATTCTGTATCATAAGTTAATGTTATAAAGAGAGCGGATAAACTCCGCTCTCCTTCTTTAACTAATCGAAAAGACCAACCTGATGTGCGTCTTTTCTTACATGGGGGGCATTTTCCACAAGGAAATGGTATATGTTCTCCTCTTGTTTGTTCTTTCTTATAGAAAGGAGTTATACACCTACTACTCATGGTTAAAACATTGGTGTACCAAATTTTGGCATAGGTCGAATTGCCTTGATTTTATTTAAAACATGACAATATAAACTATCTGTAGCTTCTGAACCTGGTCCTTCTAATACTGCAAATATGCGTTTTGTAGGAGTACATGACACAAATTCTCCTGATAATGCAGGTTGTGTATCAAATTTTCTACCTAAATGCCAATAATCTAAAGAATCTCTAAATTCACCTGCTACCCTTGATGGCATATATTTATACTCAGCATATCTTGGTACATAACCAAATGTTTCTTGTGATGTTGCAGTATATGCATAAATTTCATTATTTGTTACTGCTTGTTCACCAATATGAGCGAATGATGGCCAAAAATAATCTAAATTATCATTTTTAAGAAATGTCTTTGGTATTCCTTGTTGATATGCTGTTTTAGGCATTACTGACATTACTCCGATTATATATCCATGCTCCTCGCAATAATATGAACCTGAACGACCTGATGTTACTGATATACCATGACCTGCCATATTACCTTGTGCTAAACCATCTACTGCTCCTGTAGTATTAACAATTTCGCTAATAACAACAGGTGACTTAACACCTGTGATATATTCAGGTCTTTGTAATCTTTTGTCTGATGATTTAACACCAAAATGTGTTAAAATACTTTCAATATAACGAGTACCTCCACGAGCATTTTTTTCTAACCATTCCTGTAATCTAAATGCACGGCGTAAATCATTAATTGTTGTTGGTTCTACATCTGCAGTTGTTCCGGGAGCATATAAACCATTAGCTAATGGTGATGGTGCAGGATCAACAGGATAATTTCCTCCTGATGTATTAGGCACATCAAAACCACCTGTACCTTCAATCTTAGCATAAGGGGTTGTAATTGTTCCTAATGGAATATCTACTGCTGCGCCTTTTTGTGCAAATGGTAATGATGCTGTAAAATAATCATGCTCCCATGCTCTTTTTCTTAATGTAAGTAATTCTTGAGCACGTGCAACTGTAGCTACTGCACCATCTTCTAATTTATAATTAACAGGTGCTATTAAATTTTGATCTCGGTAAAATTCATTATATATACATTGATAAGCCGCTGCAGGTAAAGCATTTATATCTTCATTGGCAGCTCCTACTTGTGGTGGTGGTACTCCTAAATAATCTAATGTTTTGGTTAATGGAGTTAATGAAGGATTAGTTGCCCATCCAGAATTAACAGAAAAATATGGCATTACTAAATCAGGATTGTTACCTGTAATAAATTGTTCCCAATTACTCCATAAAATACGATTAGGTACAAAGAAATAGTGCATACTTACATCCATTCTATGCATAACAGGAGCAATCATTGGTGCAAACCTAATAAGGCTTTCGCATCCTAATTCAAATTTGTCACCTGGTACACATTCCAATGTTAAAATTGGTGTTAAATTGCCCATTTCTGCTGATAACTTTACGTCATGGGTGAGGTCAAAGACATTCTTTTTTGGTCTTTGCAGCTTAATCGAATTAAATAAATTCGGCTTCATGTTGTTTTGTTTTTAAT